GATCGTGGCGGTGTCCTTTAGCTCCGAGTCGTAACGCAAGCGCAGGATGTGACACCACGACGGAACCAGCCGCAACCACTTCGCCATGAACGGGTCCACAATGCCAGCCACAGTGTCTGGCAGCGCGCTCTCTATTCGAGCACCGCAACAAATCGACGAGCAATCGCAAGTCACAACAGACCCCTCAGAACCCTAGTGTTTAAGCCAAAAATTGCGTGGAGCACCATACTTGTATACTGGGTAGGCTAGACACCTAATTGCCGTTAGAACGCAACCTCGTGCGTTAGAGTAGCATTTTCGGTATGTGTTCGGTTTTTGCCCAAAAACGGCCATTATAGCTGCTCTGGAGCAACGCCCAGCAGCCTTTCTTGGGCCAGCTCCGCATCAAAATCAGCCTTTAGCAGCTCCCCTTCTTGGAGCATCAGCCACATCTCCTCCAGCGGTAACTGACCATCAGCGACCATCCCTCGAATCTCACGCAGCAGTGCTGGCGGCATTTCGCGGTTGGTGTAATCCCTGTTGATGTGCAGCGTCGCGCTTTCGATGTTCCTGTAGTCGGCATGGATCTTTAGCAGCTCGTTCAGAAAAGCCTCCAGCCCACGACCGATCACAGCGAGCGCAGAATCGCTCTCAGCCTTGTCTAGCATCTTGGCCTCGGCTGTTTCGGCTGCCCGTGTCTCGCGCACCAACATCTGAAGACCAAGCGAAGCCATCCGAGCTTCTATGTCCTTCAGCTCCTCGCGGCTTGCTTGCAGTGAGCTGCCTGACGACTCCAAGAGCTGCGCGCTTGCATCGGAGTCCGGAAGGAACAACGCTCTCGACATCCCCCACTCGACGCTTTGCGGGTCTGCACCGCTGAACACCGGAAACGGTGAGCCTGCAAATTTGAGCGCGTACTGGCGGTCGCTTCTTGTCTGCCAGTGGTTAACGTTCTCGTATGCCAAGCCCAACAAGGGCGGCTTTGACTCATAGTGGCCAACCCTGTTCGCGTAAAACGCACTGACAGGGATGTAGTCGAGCGACGTCGCGCCTTCATCTACGAGCATCCACTTGGCCTCGCCTTGGCCCGTTGCTCTTTCCCACACTTGGAACTCGCCGGGGGTAAGCACACGGACCCGCTCTCTGATCTCCTCACCGAAAGCTCCCTGCGGTTCGACCACCGAGTCACGATAGACAAACATGGTGAGCACGGGCCTGCCGTCGCGCATCTCGTAACGCCAGTTAATCGCGTCCTGTTTCTTGATGGCGCACCAGTATGGGCGCAGCCCACGCTCGCGCTCGTCTGCTAGGCTGGCTGGTGTGTCCTGTACGCGCGGATATTCGACCAGCACCCAGACGTGCCCATCAACAAGAGCGTCAACCGCGACATCACGAGCGAACGTGGCGAGCGGCCTGCCTGTCAGGTCGATGTTCTGGGCGTCCTCTACGAAGGCGTCTGCTGCGTCCTCTGCTAAGGCTGGATCCTTGCGCAGCAGCATACCGACCAAGCCATGCACAGTGCGCTCTAAGGCGGGAAACAGCGTTGCGCGCCCTAGCCTGTCGTCGTACTCGTCACTGTGCTCGTGAACGCCTTTAGGTAAGTACGTCTCTGACGCAGCGCGCATGGTCTTGGTGCCGCCGTACACGTCGCGGCACAGATGCACATCTGCCATCTGCTCCATATACGACGAGCTGCGATAGTCTGGCTGCTTGGGATCGTTGCCGTAGCCCGTGCCGTCGATTTCGATGTAGCGGACTCCAGCGGCGTGTTTTAGGGCGTCTTTTAGGTCGTTTGATATTGGCATTTTAGATGACTCTGAACCGCTCCGTAGTTGGTGCCCCCTTCAGTGTATTGAACTCCTGCCAGAGTAGATAACCAAGCGCATCGGCTAGGTGGTCAAGCCCAAGTCCCTTGTCTGGCTGGCTTGTCCCTTCTTTGTACGTCAGCCCCTCTAAGGAGCGTATCAGCGCGTGTGCTCTTGGGTGGACCTTGAGCCTTCTGCGCCCTTCAGCGTTGCACAGCAGTGCCTGCACGTTGTTGACACGATCCACGACCAGTGGAGCTGCGGCTGGCGCGCGCACCTCAAAGCCTGCTCGCTTCAAGATCGTGAAGTCTGTCTGCCCTACAGGAGCCGAGCTGCGTCTTTGTTTGCCCGACGGGTCAGGGCATACGATGACCCTGCGCCCCTTGTATCGCTCCTTGTACTCCTGCGCTATCTCCTCAGTGTTAGACGACGGCACCTCTAGCGCATCAATCACATGGCACTCGTCGCCCACCCTGACAGCTACAACCGACGCCATCGGGTTGATGTTGAAGTCCTGCCCGATCAAGATGTCACCGCCTGTGTCCACTGCATCCTCTGACACGTTCAGCTCTCTGTCGAAGTTGGAGTAGACGCGCCCCTGCAAAGTCTCAAAGCTGGCTTCGTACTCTTGGCGAAAGATGCGAGGGTCTAGCTCACGCTTCGCTGCCTCGACCTCCTCCAGCGGGACAATGCCAGCCTCTGCGGTCGTGAACTGCCACGACCTCCAACCGTCCTCGCCCTCCTGTCCCTTCAAAAAGGTGTCGTAGGCCCAGTTAAACCCCGCAGGCGTCGTCGTAAACAGAGCCTTGCCCTGCCTGTCGGCTAACGCTGGCCGTAGTACGTCCCATGCGTAGGGATTGATCCACGCGAACTCGTCCAGCGCGGCGAAGTCTAACCCCGGACCACGCAGGCGGTCAGGATCGTCCGCGCCCTTGAGCGCGATCTCTGCCCCGTTAGCTAGTTCCATGCGTAGCTGGCTCTCATTGGGCGGCTTGGCTAAGTGCGCCCTGTCCACAATCGACTTGAGCGTCGGCCATGCGATGTCGCGAGCCATTCGATAGGTGGGAGCAACGTACCAGCAGCGAGCGTTGGCTTTGTTCGCTGCCCTTGTGTACAGCTCTAGGCACTCGCCAAACGTCTTTCCCGAGCGACGCCCAGCTACCACCACGCGAAAGCGTGACGGGTCGGCGTAGATCTCGCCCTGCAAGCCTTGGAGATCGAAGTGCGGCACTACTCAAGAATCCGAACCGTAATCTCGGGGATGCCAGAATGTTCGACCTCGACCTTATCCCCGTACAGCTTGGGCAACACCTTGCTCAAGTACCACTTGCGGGTATCGACGCGCAGGCGGTCCCTCGACACGTCCCCTGAACCTGTGTCGGCGATCTCTGCGATCTGGTCGGCCATCATGGTGCCCTGTGCTTGTCTGGCCCTCGCGTATTGCTCCGAAAACCCTTCTCGGTTATCGACTACCCACAGGCAGACGGTGGACACCGCTGGCAAATGATCGTCCTTGCAGATGCGCCGCAAAGATTCCCCAGCTATCAACCGAGAGCAAATCTCGTCGGCGATCTCAGGCGTGTATGTAGATGGTCGGGACATAAAGGTCTGGTAGCTTCCCCCTAGACCCATAGAAGTTGGGTGCGTCCCGTTGACAAGTCAACGCAAGAAAGTTACGCGCGCGAAAAACCCCCCACCGTCGGAACGATGAGGGGCTAGTTGCAGCTCGAAAGCTGCTGCGGTCAGTCGGCGTAATATCGCGCCGCCAAGCTCTCCAGTAGCTCGTCCTGCGTGAACTCAGGTGCATGGAAAGCGTGAATCCTGTTTGCCAGCTCCTTCATGTACTCGAAGGTCGGCAAGAAGGTTTGCAGCTTCGCCTCGCCTTGCATGAACGCTTCGACGGTGTAGCCCTCGACCAGCACGCTGGCGACATCCCACTGCTCGCCAAACACTGCCGTCGTGTCCTGCGCTCCTTCTGCGCAGTGGTTGATCTGACTGACGATGCAGATGACGGCAACCTTGATTGCCTCGGAAAGAGAGAGCGAGTACAGCAGGCCCTGCGCGGCTAATCCAGCCATGTTTTTAACCTCGTGTGAGTGTAAGTATCATCGTGTATACAAGGATACTATCACCATCACGAGATTCGCGCAACAGGTAAGTCGAGGGCACCTTCGGATCTCTGGTAAAGAGCCGAATACACTCTTTGGTTGTTTAAGCTTGGCCGTGGACACGACGCCACCAGCCAAGCCCCTCGTGGAGAGCCACAGAACTCTCCGTTTACCTAGTCCATCCTCGTTGCCTCACCAAGACCTTAGCACCTGAAAGATAACCACTGCCAGCGCGTAACACAGACCTGCCAGCATCAACCTGTACGCCGTCCTGTCACTCATCCGACCCCCCCTTGGTGGCGTTGTCCTGCCTCCACTTGTCTGTGAACTCGTTGAGCTTGGTTACTACGTCAGACGCGCTGCTCGCTTCTTCTATGTCCTCCACGAGCTGCTCGGCGTCGCGCCACTTCTGAATGTGCGTAGCAGCCTCCATTAACTCCCTGCCCACCCTGTGCAACGTCTCTGCGCTGGCGAACAGTGTTACGTCGATGCCTGCGTCCTTGATCGCCACCCAGCCTCCAACGCCACCCGGCACCATCGGCTCATACGTCTCTACCTTCACGGCGTCAGTTAGGAAATAACTGACCTCCATTCTGGGTGATCGGTTTGGAAAGTAGCTCATGCTAGAATACCGTGCTGTGATATGAATTTCTCCAGCCT